AGTCAGAACACGATGTATTGTTAATAGTGGATGACATATTCATGGGCGGTGGCAAGACTGGAAACTATGTTGGATGGAAGCATCTACCAGTAACACCAGATATATTTACTATGGGCAAGGCAATAACGGGTGGGTTCTTTCCTTTAGCAATTACATTTTACAGCGACAACGTAAAACAATCACTTCCTAATAACTTTAGATGGGATCACGGATTTACATACAACTTTAGCATACCGGGTGTGGTAAGTGCATTGGAGTATCTTGATATGCTTGAACAGGACAAGATACTTGATAGGCACGATGAGTTAGTGTCAAGGGCTATTAAAGTATTTGAAGAAGCAGGGTATCACGTGCTTAATAGATTCGGACTTTACTTTATGGTTAGAAAACAATCTCACGGCATGCTCTATATGATACCTATGAATGCCACCGATGAATATTTTTATGTTCTTGAAAGGAATCTAAATGATAGTAATTGATAACTTCTTATCCGATCACAATTTCTCGCTTTTACAAAATAACATTCAGGCGGAACTAACCAGCAAGGATAGACAGATTGATGGTTGTGACCTAAGAGAAGAATACGATCACATTGGGTTGGATAATAGTAATTTTTTCATGCTTAAAAAAGAATCAAGAACTCTGCTTGTTAAAGAACTAGTGAGCCGAAACTATTTTCATCCGGAGGTGCTTGATGACATGGAAGTGATGTTAAGATACCACGTTACGGAATATCCGTATTCAGCATTATGGCACAAGGATAGAATGAGCGATTGGGAAAGTGACAAGATTGATTATATAGGAATGACCATGTTCCTTAACGATTGGAACAGTGATGATGGTGGATTATATATCTATAAGGAACACAGGGATAGCACCGAGGGTAATTTTGTAATGCCAAAGAAAAATAGAGTGATATACAATCCTAAAGATTACTATCACGCGGTCACACAGATAACAAAACAGGGGGTAAAACGCTATAGTTTACAGATGTTTATTAGTAGCAAATACGCAATATGATTTATACAGAATTTGATCCATTAGAAGAAGTCATTGTTGGAGACATATATGCTCCTGGGGATCTTGATAAGTTCCTACCAGAAAAAAGTCTAGCAGGATTCAATAAGATCCTAGAAGAAACTAAACAAGATCTTGACAACCTATCCAACTTTATTAGTTCAGCAGGAATTAAAGTTCATAGACCAAAAGTTTATAATTATGAACACAACTTTAATATGCCGGGGTTTGATATCAACTTACCCATGAGTCCTGTGGTCCCTAGAGACACATACATGGTTAGGGGTAAAACCATAATTCAAACCTACACAGGTCTTACTGATAGATATTTTGATTCCTTATCCTATTATGATATCTTCGCAAACATGTTCGAAGAAGGATATAACTGGATAGCACAACCCTTACCAATGCTTAAAAATCTCAATGATAACGAAAATTGGTTTCTTGACGATATGCTTTATTATACAAAATTAAGTGACAGGGTGCTTTGGCATACTGCTAATATGTTTCAAGCAGGCGATGCGGTTATAGTAAATTCACAAGGTCCAGGAAGTGTCAAAGGCTATGAATGGATTCAAAGAAATTTACCATCAACTAGATTCATATCAAACCCCGGCACAGTAATGAGAAACTTCGGCCACATTGATCATGGATTTTTGTTAGTGGATGATGATACCGTAATTCATGCTGGTATTGAATGGGTTCCTGAAGTTTTACGAAATAAGAAACTTATTGACTGCAAACCATTTCTTCCTAAACTAGTTCTAGATAATTTTATGAAAGATGTAAAATCCACCAAGAGTAAATATGACATAGAATGGATTGACAAGTATCTGGAAAACTGGAAAGGTTATAATCAGGAAGTTTGTTTTGATTTAAATGTATTGATACTTGACAGCAAAAATATCATATGGGGTAGAGAAATACCTGATCTATTTAGGTTTCTTAAGAAAGAACATGCTATAGAAAGTCATGTCTGTAATACAAGACACAGCCTGTATTGGGAAGGTGGAATACACTGTTCCACTCTTGATATTAAACGCAAGGGCCAATCTAGAAAGATAATTTAATTCCCGTAACTCTTAATTTCTGTTAGATATTCTTCATCCCAATAATCATAGTAATCTGTTTTTGATATCAGTGTTCTTGCTTCGGTAAGTTCTTTTCTAGTTTGTGCTATGATTAAAGGCAGGTGTCCATTACCTGTTTCTATTCCCTGTATGTAATTTTTCTTGTGTGGATGATCAGGAAGGAATATGTGAGTAGGATGCAGTTCTCCTAATTTTTTAGAGACAGCATTTAATTCTTCAAATGTAGAATCAATTGTTTGTTCAACATATATTGTAATTTTATCTGATAAATTTTCAAAACAGGATTCGTCTAGGCTTTCAACAACAACTATCTCCGGAACCACCGCAAATGGACAGATGCTCTTTCCACCCAACTCCTTGCGAGGTTGTCTTACGTGTTTTAACCAATTTAAAATAACTGTTCTTGGATTCATTATATGCTCTGTTTATTATATTTATATATTCTTTTTTACGCTAAATATTTTATATAGGAGAAACAAAATGTTCAGGCTGGTCCTCTGCGTTTTGCTGGGTTTGGCCACATTTAAGCTCGCCCTGGCAGAACCGCAAAATCCAACGGTGCCCATCACAAGGCTACCAATCATGGTACAATGCACGGCAAGTGAAATTGTTGATCGCATGGTTGAAGACTATGAGGAAGTTCCATTCTTTGAAAGCCAAGGCTCCTGGGAAATACCCGATGGCCAAACCCTTTCGGGCAGGGTCGTGATGTATCTAAGTCCAAAGACAAATACCTACACTCTCGTGATAGAATTCGAGGAGGACATTAAGTGCGTAGTTATTTCAGGTAGGGATCTCCAGCCCTGGTATCCAAATAAAACAGTGCTTTAAATAAATACGTTTGTTATACAAACGGGAGCGAACAAATGGATCTATTACTAACACTCGCAATGAAGTTCTGGATGTGGACTATACTAATTATAGTCGTCATCATAGGCTACATCATCAATAAATTTGATAAAAGAAAAGCACCCTGTCACTCATTTGCATATGACAAGATGCCAGTGCTGAAACCACTGCCAATTAAGACCAAGGGCAAGGGTTTCTGGAAGGGCATCATACTATGGCTAATGGGAGTTAGACATTGGGAAATTACGGAAGACTTTCACTACAAATTGAACGACAAGGATTATATTATCCCTAAGGGATTTCAATTCGATGGAGCAAGCATTCCTAAATTCTTGCACACGTTCTTTTCACCAGTTGGTGTATTGCTAATGGGCGGACTGATACACGACTATGCCTACAAGTATCAAACACTGCTGATGAAAAACAAGAAGGAAACACTTGGTGTTATCTCTCAGAAGAGAGCGGATGAAATCTTTAGAGACATCAACATCAACGTGAATGGTTTCTATGTGATGAACTACTTGGCCTACTACTCATTAAGACTGGGTGGCTTCGTGGCTTGGAACGGACACAGAAAAAGAAACTGCGACTGGAAACAGTCAGTAAAATAATTTATAGCACCTTCGGGTGCTATAATTCCTAGCCCGGAGGACGCAATCTTGAAATGGTTTTTAGTAGTTTATTTCCTAATGAATGATGGCACTTGGAAGCCGGGAGACATTGTTGCACCCAATGGATGGAGCAGCATACAGTATGAAACGCTTGCGGAGTGCGAAAAGCGCAAGAAGTTCATGAATGAAGGATTTAACAAGTCTGATTGGAAGGGCAAGATCAAGGGCGAATGCCAAAAACTTGATCCTAGCGTGTTCTATTTAGAAAGTTAATTCTTAAATTTATTTGCTACCCAAACAAAGTTTGGTCCGACATCATAGGATTCTATTAGTTCATTAACGGCTTTATTGACTCCTGGATAATCAATATCGTGACCGGCCATTATACCCTTATCGTTTAATTTCTTTCTGTAATCCTTGATGTCATTCTTCACGTAAGGGTAGTTATGATTAGCATCAATAAAAATTAAGTCTATGCTGTTATCCGGTATTTGTTTTGCAACATTTTGGCTTAATCCTTCTATTGCTATTAATCTATCTCCGTACTTTTCAGCAACAGTGGAGTTGTAAAACTGTGATATGTCGGAGTCTATAGCATATACCTTTAGTTGTGGAAATCTGTCTAAAAGATAAAAGATAGTTCCGCCGTATCTAGTACCAACTTCTACCAATGTTTTAAAATTGTTTGTTTCAATGATGTGTCCTAGAAAATCTTTTCTTCTATTCTTGCCATTCCATTCGATGGTCATTGGAACCTGTAATCTATCATTTCTTTTATTAGTCTTCATATCTATATTTAACACAGTGTGAAGTTTGGGTGGTTGCTAGATACTTGTGGAAGAAGTTACAAGATCGTAAATCTCTTTCCAGTTCTTAACCTTACTAATTTCATCGTGCTTGAAACTCATGTTATGTCCGTGTTCCATCAGTATGGGGTTAAGTCCAGCACGTAGTCCTGCTAGTGCGTTATCTGGCTTGTCTTCAATCCACCAACACTCAGTGTCCTTGTATTCAGCCAGTGCTTCATCCTTGTCATCACCCGTTCCCAAGATGATAAACTTTTCAAATGCTGTCTTGCCAAACAGTTTGCGCAGATTCATCTTGCGCAGTTTGCCCGCATTGTCATCCTCACTTAGGCTTGTTATGCAGTGGAACACGTATCCGTGTTCTTCGTGTAGTCTTTTTACATAGAACATTGCATCACGCAGCGCCGGTAGGAATCCAATGTGTGCTGAGTTGTTGAATATCTTGATCAGTTTCTTGACCTGTTCCTTGGAGATGCCGTAGCGTTCTCCCATTTCATACACGAACTGATAGCCCTTTACTCTTTGGAATCCCTGCTCGCCCATCCATACGTTGAATGCCCACTCCCAATCTAACAGGACGCCATCTGCATCCACTAGGATAATCTTGTCTTTCAATTCCTTTTTCCTTTTCACTATATCAATTTAAAGATAATATAGATTTGCAGTCCTAACACTATTAGGGGAACAATGGTTCTAACCAATTCCATAGTATGATTATACTCGTCCAATTTTCTTTCTAATTTATTTCTCTTATTCTTCATGCCTGTATTATACAATCAAAGATTGTGATTGTCAAGAGAAAAAGAAAGGGTGCCAAAACTGACACCCTTCCTTCCCTTATAGTCCATTATTATTATTCGCTATGCGGTGTTCTATACTCGTCATCCCGAATAGGGAAATTATAATATACTTTCTAATTTACTTGCTTGAGTTGTTGATAAAGTTGTAGAACTTTTCAGCAGTTTCAAGCACGTTATCAACACCTGGAACATCTGGCATTCCTACTGTTGTAACGATTTGGCCTGAGTCCTTGTCACGCTTCTGTGAAATTTCCCAACCAACGAACTTCTGTGAGTATTCAAACTCGTTCCACTGCTTTGCCAAATCCAAAACCTGAGTTCTGATTTCGTAACCGTTCTTGTTGAACGATACTTTTGGCATTGCTTCTTTTACTTTACCTTGAACGTATTCAGCGCCTTGCTGAATATTTTTTTCGACTTGATCGAATGTAGACATATTTTTTTCTCCTCTGTGTGTGTTTTAATGTGTCTCGTTACCTTACTGTAACTCTAGTAATGTAACACTATTATTTATGTTTGTCAATAGGATTCTGTATTTTTTTTATGTCCAAACCGTCTTTTTGATATCGCAAACCATTTATGCTATTTTTAATGTTAGAATGTACAACCTAAATAACACACTGATCTACAAAGTTGGATCAGTTTTTATAAGGAGGTTCTATATGGACATTCTAAACAAGGTAAAGGCTTGGGCAGTTGCCCTAACAGAAGTGGGCGTAAGTTTACTCGCGTTGGGCGTTGTGCTTGAAGTCTTATTCAAGGGACAGAACATTCCGTTCTGGCCAAACATCAACATCATTGCTAACATTCAATCTATTGTGGCTAGTTTTTCAGCACAAGGATTAGTTGGCTTGATAGCAGTTTGGGTTTTGTATCACATCATTACTAAAAAGTAATAACCAAACTTGAATAAAGTTGTGGAGGAGTCATCTTGGCGGGCGTCTCCTCCGCATACTTTATAAACTTATTTCTTTGGTTTTGGATTAGAAAGATAGTCTGCTTCTTCGTCAGTCACAGGCCACCAGTTACAAATATTATTCATTATAACATTCCTCCCCAGAAAGACGCAACTATTGCAAAGTATCCTATTAGTATTCCAAATACAACGGTTAAAGGTAGTGCAACATCTAAAAAGTTCTTAAGCATCAGCGTGTCCTCTCCAGAATGCTACCTTGTGACCTTTCATGTAGTGATCGCCTGGCTCGTATGCAGCCTTGGCTTTCCTTACTCTTTCAAGTCTTTGGATGGCACGTTTCTTTTCTGCAACTTCTTTAAGGCCGTCAAGCATTAATTGTCTTGCAAACTCGTGTCTGCCCTGTGCTGATAATTGTGCCGCCGCTCTCGCATAGCCAATTGACGCACAAGTGTTTTTCATTTTTTCCCAAATTAACATTTTATATCTCCTTATGTGTGTATGTGTTAAAAGTATTTGTATGATTGATAGGCTCCAAAAGGTCCGACCTTGACCTCGCCCCTATCCAGTTGCCTAATCCTGCGTTCAAGATCAGCGTGGTCAGTAGCACCAGCAAGGTAATGTTCCTGCCAGTCTCTCTCGTTCCAAAACAATTGTTTAAAGAATTTAAGTAAGGTTCGCATTTAAGCCACCTCCTTGCGGAAGTATCTTGGTCCGTGTAGTTCGGATAGGTTTGGCCCACGACCGTTGTTCTTCAGCATAAATTCATATGCGAATCTCCAGTCCTTGCCATATTCAGTTTTGGCCCAAGTCAATAGATCATTACGGCTGTTGCCGCTTTTCATCCAAGACATCAGACCACTTATTAAGTGTGTCATGTTTTCTCCTTTGATGTATGGATGCTTGAGGAAAGCAATACCCCGGAACTTCCCCGGCGGTGCAATACCCTTTGGGTATCGTCAATCGCTTGTAACGCATGGATTATGCGCTTGTCTATCCAAGTGTCTGTGTGAGAAATAGTGCAGGATTACTGCTCTATTCACCTTTATTTATACTAATATAATGCATCGCAACAAAAAAATCAACCTATTTTTGTGCATGGCTGTAGTGCTATTTTTGCATGAGTGTGCCAATTAAAGATTGACAATAGAAATCATACCGTATATAATTTGTAACAAAAAAGGTTAAATACATTAAATTAGGAAAGCCGATGAAACTAAAAACAAGATCAATCCTACAAGAACTTAATGAAATTGCTGATCGCAAGGACAAAGAGTCTCTTATAGAGAGCAGAGCAACTAATATCATAAATTCTGCCATAAATCTTATGGAACTAATTCATAAGCATTATGATCAGGAAACTGCTCTTGATCTAGAAAGGCGTTTCATAAACAGCATCAAGGGATCGGATCCAGCCAAATTTAACAGAGGCATCCGCAAGATTACAGAATCTAAGAAAGATAAGAAGAGCGATGACACGAACATTACTTAAAGAAGGTGGTAACATATTTAAGGATGCTGAAGGCAACAATGCCACACAGAGAATTCAGCAGGCCGATGTCATTCCAACGTTACAATGGTTGGAAGGAATAGTAGATCTTGAACTTACCGATAACATGCTCGGAACCACGGGCAAGAAAGCAGACAGCGGAGACCTAGATGTTGCCGTTGATAGCACCAAGATAACCAAGGGAGAACTGGAAAGCAAACTAGCAGACTATGTTAATAAGAATCACGAAGGTGAAGAAGTTAAACAGTGGATAAGGAAGTCAGGCATTTCCGTTCACTTTAAAACTCCAATCAAGGGTGACCCTGCAAATGGTTTCGTGCAAACTGATCTAATGTTTGGTGATCCTGAATGGATGAAGTTTAGCCTACAGGGAAGCGGAGAAGGCAGTTCCTTCAAAGGTGTTCATAGACACATCCTGCTTGCCAGCATAGCAAAAACCAAGGACATGAAGTGGTCAGCAAACAATGGTTTAATAGACAGAGAAACAAATGAATTAATCACAAAGGATCCCAATCAGATTGCAAAAACTCTGCTGGGTCAAACGGCAACACCATCCACAATTGACTCAGTGGAAGGCA